GACTATTACAGTGCCATTGGCAAAAGCAGTTATCATATGGCCATGTCTGTGTCTAAAATGAACATATTTGATTCATTGACCAAACATTTTGATGCTGTGCGTGACTATATTTCATACATAATGAACAAAAAGAAATCGCCCTCGCTATTCTAAAGATAAGTACTACATATGAGTACCAAAAGCCTAGATGGTGTTCTTACCAAAAAAGCACACACTAGAGAAAAATATACCGAATCACAATTGAATGAGTTGGCAGCTTGTGCAGATGCCACTCTAGGATATCTTTATTTTGCCAAAAATTTTTTCAACATTCAGCACCCTGTGAGAGGCAAATTATTGTTTGAACCATACACATATCAAATCAAACTGTTGGAAACCTATCACAAATATAGATTTAATGTAAACATGCTGCCACGTCAAAGCGGCAAGACCACTTGTGCTTCATCTTATCTGTTATGGTATGCCATGTTTCATCCAGATCAAACCATATTGATTGCTGCTCACAAGTACACAGGTGCTCAGGAGATCATGCAGCGTATTCGTTATGGCTATGAATTGTGTCCAGATCATATTAGAGCGGGTGTGGTGAATTACAACAAAGGATCTATGGAGTTTGAAAATGGATCCAGAATAGTTTCAGCCACAACCACTGCCAACACTGGTAGAGGTATGTCCATATCATTGTTATACTGTGATGAGTTTGCATTCGTTAATCCCACCATTGCTAGAGAATTCTGGACTTCAATATCTCCCACATTGGCAACAGGGGGTCGAGCAATCATAACTTCCACTCCCAACTCAGACGAAGATGAGTTTGCTGTGATATGGAAAGAATCACAAAATAAATTTGACGAGCATGGCAATGAAACTGAAATGGGAATAAACGGATTCTATGGTTACACAGCGTCCTGGAATGAACATCCGGAACGAGATGAAAAATGGAAAGAAAGTGAATTGTCACGTATTGGAGAAGAAAGATTTAGAAGAGAATACGGTTGTGAATTTTTGGTTTACGACGAAACACTGGTCAACAGTATTGTGCTTGCTGCCTTGGAAGGCAAACAACCTATATTGACCATGGGGCAAACTAGATGGTATGAGAAAATAAATCCTGCTGCCACGTATGTGATAGCATTGGATCCTGCCATGGGCACTGGTGGAGATTACGCTGCTATTCAAGTGTTTGAAGTGCCATCATTCAAACAAGTGGCTGAATGGAGACACAATCAAACTCCTATACCTCAGCAAGTAAAAATATTAAAAGATATTGCAACATTCATCAAAGAAGAATGCAAGAGTCAATCAGCCAGTAATATCTATTGGAGCGTGGAAAACAATACCATAGGTGAAGCAGCACTGTTAGTGATCAGCGACTTTGGAGAAGAAAACATTCCAGGATTATTTGTGAGTGAACCCATAAGAAAAGGACACATAAGAAAATTTAGAAAAGGATTTAATACCACACACAGAACTAAAATCAGTGCGTGCAGCAGATTGAAAGGCATGATTGAAAACAATAAAATGACCATCAGAAGCAAAGCATTGATCAGTGAATTGAAAACCTATGTGGCTGTGGGATCAGGATTCAAAGCCAAAGCTGGGGAAACTGATGATTTAATCAGTGCTGTGCTGTTAATTTTAAGAATAGTAAGCATATTAAAAGATTGGGATCCTAGAATCTATAATTCATTCTTACAAGTGGAAAATGATGAAGATGCTGGAGAACGCATACTGCCCATGCCAGTATTCATCAGCACCACAAACAACTAAATACTAGCATGAACTTAAATGACACGTCTAAAGAGCTATTTGCCAAGATAAGAGGCCGTTTTCCGTCGGTTGTAATAGGCAATGAAACAGCAGAAGTGACCAATGATCCGCATGCAGCAAGATTTTTTGACTTTGATTTCAAAGCTGGAGATAAAGTTTTAGGCAAAGTTAGCATAAGTATTAGTGAGCAAGAAGGACTAGTGGTAATACACAGTGCTGATTTGAGTCAAACTGAAGATTTGGTAGCACGTGACAACTGGTTTAGTTTTTTAAAAGAACTGAGACAGTTTGCCAAATCAAGAATGATGAATTTTGACACTAGAGACATTACCAAAAGTAATTTAGACAAAAGAGATTATAATTTTTTGAGTAATATGAACAAATCTAAAGAAGTAACAGAAGCTGCATTAACTGGCACCAACAAAACCAGTTTTCAAAAAATAGGTGACAGTAAACTGATCATCAAACATTCTGCTCCGGTGGATGCAGATATTGCTGCTGGTCGCACTCATAGAATTCATTCCATGTACATTGAAAGTTCCGAAGGTGAAAGATTCAAATATCCATTCAAACACATCAATGGTGCTAGAGCAATGGCACGTCACGTGAGCGAAGGTGGTAAACCATATGATGATTTTGGCAAACACATTGTGAGTTTGAGTGAAGAACTTTATAAATTAAAAAAATTTAAAAACTATGTGAATAGATCTTCTGTGATGGCTGAAACATTAAAAGAATATTCCACAGTGATCAATGATAGAATAGAAGAAATTAAAGAAACCATTCAAGGATTACAAAAAGAAAGTTTTTACAGATTAACCAAAGAAAATTTTAAAAACAGCGAATCACCAACAGTACCAGAAGATGTAAAAGAAAATTGGATTGATGAATTAACAATTAAAACTTTCAATAACGAATTACAAGAAGTATTTCCTTACATTTACAAATTAGTCACACAAAAACCAATCAAAGAAATCACTGCTGAAGATTTTGAAACAGAAGCATCTGGTTTTCAAGGCAGCACAGAAACAAGATATTTAAAATACAATGTGTCAGGTGATTTTGATCGCAGTAGACCTGTGTCTGACAAAGACGCTTTTTATGTTCAAGAGTTGTTAACAAAAGCTGGTATTCAATCAGAAGTTACTCCAGACGAAGGCAACTATCAAGGTATTGTGATTTATACCAATGCTGCTCCTCAATCAGTGGAAAAAGTTTTAGGCAGCATAATTGAAACCACAAAAGACCCCATAGAACAATTTGAAAAAGTTTTAGATTCAATCATCGATGAAGGAGAAAATTCATTATTTTCATCTGATTCTGAAGAACAAAAACAAGCCTTAGACAAATTAAATCAATTGATGGGCAAACATTTTCCAGCAGGAGTAAACGGAGTGAATGGTTTGGAAAGTTTAGAAGGCATTATAGATGACGCCAATTTGAATGATCAGATCAGAGAGATTGGCAAGAAAGACAGCGACGCTTGTATCAGACCTTTGATATATGCTTACATACAAAACAAAAAACCAGACATGTTAAAAAGAATTCAAACTGGTGATATGAAAATGACTCCAGAAGGCAATCAATTTGCTCAGGCTGTGAGAAAAGCCAAAGCAGCAGGCATGAAGCCAGGAGACAAATTCAAAGTGGGCGACAAAGAATACACTCTGGAAGATGCTATGAAAATGGCAGGCATAGGTCGTGGAGAAAAAGAAGAAGTTCAACAGATATTAAACAAATACAGAGCAGATTTTGATAAAGTCAAAGCAGGTGATTCATTGATGAATCAAAAAAATCTGTACAGTGAATTATTTTCCTATTACATGGACAGTGGAGAAATGCCATACGGTACTATGAAAGCCAGAGATGGTGATCCAGAAGAATGGATATTGGATAGATTGGAAGATATGGGATTGTTAGAAACGATGCAAAAAGAAAACAATGTCAACATCGACGATGAATATAGATTTCGTGATTGGTTAAAAAAGACACACAATAAAGATGTACATCAATTAACACCACAGGAATATATCGTTGTGTCAAAACAATACAGAGACGAAAAAGATAAAAAAGAATCTTGGCATCCTAATGAAGAATCGTGGGAAGAATTGGCTCAAGAAATTTGGAAAAATAATCCTGGTTATCATGATGAATACAAAGATTGGCAAGAGTTTGCCAAATCAGATGATTTCCAAATGGAAGTAGACAGATTACGAAGCAAATTTGAAAATAAAAAAGAAGATCTGCACAAAGGCACCGCTAAAATAGAAGAACTGGTGAAGAGTTTTTATGACTATACCACAAACAAATTTCCCAAAGGGGAAACGGCAGTGATCACAGCAGTGCAAAAACAATATGGAGACGCTGCTGCCAAAACTGCCATTGAAACCATCAAAACTTTACAGAGTGGTAAAGACATGGAAATTGAACGCATCAAACAGCTGGCAGGCTATTCCACCAAAAAATAATATTTCATTAACTACGCACTTGACTAAATACACATATTAATATAGTATGTAGAAATATGTGCTGTATTATAGTGAGGCACAAATACAAACAGGCAAACAATAAGGAGGCTTATAATGGCTACACTAGCGGAAATCCGCAACAAACTGAAAGAACAAGAAGTTCGTTCAAGCGGTAACACAAAAACAAGCGGCGGCGACAACGCAATCTATCCATTCTGGAATCTAAAAGAAGGTGAACAGTCAACTGTTCGATTCTTGCCAGATGGCGACTCAAACAACACTTTCTTCTGGAGAGAACGTTTGATGATCAAACTTCCATTCAATGGTATCAAAGGAGAAACTGATTCAAAACCAGTTCAAGTACAAGTGCCATGTATGGAAATGTACGGAGAATCTTGTCCTATTCTATCTGAAGTTAGAGGATGGTTTAAAGATCCTAACTTGGAAGACATGGGAAGAAAATATTGGAAAAAAAGATCATACATTTTCCAAGGTTTTGTAAAAGAAGATCCACTTAATGAAGAAACCAAACCAGCAAATCCAATTAGAAGATTTATTATTGGACCTCAAATATTCCAAATAATAAAAGGAGCTCTGATGGATCCTGAAATGGAAGATCTTCCTACAGACAAAATCAACGGAGTTGATTTTAAAATTATCAAAACCAGCAAAGGTGGATACGCAGACTATTCAACTTCTGCTTGGTCAAGAAAATCCAGACCATTAACTGAAGATGAAAACAAAGCAGTGGAAACACACGGCTTGTACAACATGAGCGATTACTTGCCTAAAAAACCAACTGAAGTTGAGTTGAAAGTAATGAAAGAAATGTTTGAAGCATCTGTGGATGGTGAAGCATATGATATGGAAAGATTTGGACAATACTTCCGTCCAGCTGGCATGTCATCCAAAACTGGAGACCCGGTTATTAACACCAATGTTAAAGCCGAAACACCAAAGCCAATTGAAACTGCAACAGCAAAAGTTGAAGTTAAAACAGAATCTGTCACTGCTCCAAAAACAGAGAGCAAAAGCAGAGCTGAAGATATTTTGGCAATGATTAGGTCTAGACAAAAACAATAAAGAGTGATATATTGTAGTGGAGAGTTTGAATATTCTCCACTACGAATTAACAAAAGGAAAAATTTATGGCTACTAAGGCTTTCGACATATCGAAATTTAGAAAAACATTAACTAAATCCATTGATGGTTTAGGATTAGGATTTAATGATCCAACAGATTGGATCTCTACAGGAAATTACGCACTGAACTATTTGATGTCAGGCGATTTTGAAAAAGGAATTCCACTGGGTAAAGTAACAGTGTTTGCTGGTGAATCAGGATCAGGCAAATCATACATTGCTTCAGGCAACTTGGTGAGACACGCACAAAAGCAAGGAATATTTGTGGTGTTGATAGACACAGAGAACGCACTGGACCAAAATTGGTTGGAAGCATTGGGTGTGGACTGTGATGAGAAAAAATTATTAAAATTAAATCTCAGCATGATTGATGATGTGGCCAAAACTATATCAGCATTTATGAAAGAATACAAAACAGAACACGGAGACAACAAAGAAACTGCTCCTAAAATATTATTCATCATAGATAGTTTGGGTATGTTATTAACTCCCACTGATGTGAATCAATTTGAAGCAGGAGACATGAAAGGTGATATGGGTCGTAAACCCAAAGCACTCACAGCATTGGTACGTAATTGTGTGAACATGTTTGGTAGTTGGAATGTGGGATTAGTAGCAACCAATCACACTTATGCTTCACAAGATATGTTTGATCCAGATGATAAAATATCAGGTGGTCAAGGATTTGTATACGCCAGTTCGGTGGTGGTAGCAATGAAGAAATTAAAATTAAAAGAAGATGAAGAAGGTAATAAAACCACAGATGTTAAAGGTATTAGAGCAGCTTGTAAGATAATGAAAACGAGATTTGCCAAACCTTTTGAAACTGTACAAGTAAAAATACCTTATGAAACAGGCATGGATCCTTACAGTGGATTGGTAGAACTGTTTGAAAAAGAAGGCATCCTTACACAATCTGGTAACCGACTTAAATATGTGGACCTTAAAGGTACAGAACATTTGGAGTATAGAAAAGGTTGGACAGGTGAAAAGTTGGATTTAATTATGAAAGAATATCATAAAATTAAACCTAAATCTGAAACAGAAACAGAAACAGTGAAAGAAGAGAAAAAATAATGCAAGACGCCAGTCAATTGATAGAAACTTGGCAATTTTTCAAAGAATATATCGATAAGAAACAAATTGATATTGTGGCTGAAAAGTATGTGGAAATGTGCGCCGACTATGGCGTGGATGATGAGACTTTCAAAGAATCCATGGGCAATGACCAAGACTTGGACAGAGCTATCATGTACTACTTGGATATAGAAGAAGACGAGGACAACTAATGTCTGGATGGTATCAAAAGATATCCAAAGACATCAGCACTATTCCTGAGGCTTTGGAGTATTTCGAAAATCAATTGCAAGAAGCCAAACTGGAAATCAAAATCAGAGGCAATGTGGAAAAACAAGCAGCCGAAATGCCTGGCATTGTGGAACACAGATTCAATCAATTGCAAGAACTGGAAGCAGTGTTGGAGTATCTCAACATCGAGTTGCGTAGATTACGCAGTTCTTATTTTAAAAAATATTTTGAAAATTACAATAGAGCACTCACTAGTAGAGAAGTGGAAAAGTATGTGGATGGTGAGGCAGACGTGGTGGATTATGAAAAAATTATCAATGATTTTGCTCTGATGCGTAACAAATGGTTGGGTATTTGTAAAGGATTGGATCAAAAACAATGGCAGATGACCAACATAGTCAAATTGCGTGTGGCTGGTATGGAAGACGCCAGCATATAGATTACCAAATCTACTTTTAATCAATTAATTTTCATTTAAATACCATACTGAAATTGAATCATGAAACTTTTAATTAACGATAAGGAACTGGCACACTTTATCAACAATCTTTATAATCATTGGTCCAAAGCCATAAAAGAAAATGTTTATACTGAATCAAAAACTTTTGAATATTTGAAAGAATGGAAATTAGATATAAATGCACACAAAAGATCAAGAAAAACAAAACCCTATAGGATTGGTAAAAGATTACATTATTTACAAAAAAGTGTTGCTCAAGACCTTCAAGAATACATAGATAAAATCACACACTCTCACAATGAACGAAATGAATCATATTTCAAATGCATTCATAAAAACATAGATTATTTTGTTAATGCATTTGGAAAAGAAAATATACTTGAACTTTATAAAAAAAGTAAACTTAAAAATTTTGTCAAAAGCACAGGTGTAACAATAAATTCCAATGCAACACTGATGCGAAGACAGGATTTTGTTGATTATTCTCAGGATTGTTTAATTAGAAATACTACAGGCAACGAACAATTACTGGTGCAAAAGATTGATAATCGATATCCTTTTTGGTTTATAGACAGCGGATACACAAATTTTTTAGAAACCAATAAAAAATGGCACAGACTGGTGCTTAATCACATACATCACAATAAAATTTTTGAAGCACCTGTGGACAGATTATCTAATTTTAAAAGTTTTCCTAAACTATGGAGACAGTCAGGAGAAAAAATATTAATTATAGAACCAGGACCATTTGCAGCTAGTATATTTCATGTGGATCTAAAAACTTGGAAATATGATGTGGAACGTGAACTAAGAAAACATACAGATAAAAAAATTGTGTTTAGAGAAAAAGCAGAAAAAAAAATTAGGACCAGTTTGTATGAAGATCTTAACAATGAAGATTACTATTGTCTTGTGAATATTAATTCTAATGCTGCCACAGAAGCTATTTGGTCTGGTATACCGGTTATTACTTTGGATCAACACATCACTAATTCTGTTTCTCGAAACAAATTGTCAGATATCAATAACCTTGCTAGACCAAATTTAGCTAATTGGTTATGTGCATTAAGTTACAGTCAATTTACCAAAGAAGAATTATTTGATGGTACAGCTATTAACATTGTGAGAAAATATCATGTCTAAATTAACCGCTGTTTCATATCTAAATATTTTACCTCCTCACAATAATAATGTTGAAAAATCGAACATATTAAACTTTTTCTATCAAGGAGTTAATGCTGTGGGCGACACAGGCATATTGCAAAAAGGATTTAATTTACTGCCTTGTGATGTGGCTTGTATTATGGGATATGTACACAAAGATGGCAAACATTTACCTCATTTAGATTTTAGACAAAAGATATTGGATTATCAAAAACAAAATGGTAAAAAAACATTGATTGTTGATAGTAATTTATTTTTATATGTAGACAAAACTAATCCTCGACACTATTTAAGATATAGCTTTGACGGAGTATTCCCCAACACTGGATTTTATTTTGATACCAATGTTGATCCTGGTAGATGGCGTAAAATCAGTCAAAATTTAAATATTAATCTCAAACCATACAGAACACAAGGCGAACACATTCTTATTTGTCTTCAACGCAATGGTGGATGGAGTATGGCTGGACTGAGTGTTATAGATTGGTTAGATGTTACAGTAAAAAAAATTCAATTAATTTCCAATAGACCCATAATTGTAAGACCGCATCCTGGTGATAAAAAAATTATGCGTATTTTAAAATTAAAATATAAAAATGTTTCCTTAAGCACTAAATCTAGTTTATTGGATGATCTTAAAAATGCTTGGGCCACTGTGGTTTATAACAGTTCTCCCAGCGTAGCTAGTACCATAGAAGGAGTGCCAGCATTTATCACAGATCCTGAACCCAAACACAGTCAAAGTTATTCAGTGGCAAATACTGATTTGAATCAAATAGAAAATCCTATACTACACGAAAGACAATCTTGGATTGAACGATTGGCTATGTGTCATTGGAATTTCGATGAATTAAAATCAGGAGAGGCTTGGAATTTTTTTAAAAAATATTTATGAAATTAGAAATTATTACCAGTTTTGATCAAAATTATTATAATCTTATAGGCAAAGATTGTGTAAACTCTTGGTTAAAATATTGGCCAGAAGAATTTAGCCTTACCTGTTATGTGGAAGAATTTTCTATGCCTAACCACAAGAGGATTAAACAAATACCATTTGATAATTTATCTAAAGAATATTTTGAATTTCAAAATTCTATTCAAAATAATAATAGAGAAAAAATATTTGCTAAAAAAGCATATTCTATTATACATGCTTTTGAAAATTCAAATGCTGATCGTATTATTTGGATCGATGCTGACACAATCACCACTCAACCTATGAACACAAAATTACTATTAACAAGTTGTCCAAACGATACACTAGCAACTTTTATGGGAGTTTGGCATCATAAAGATAAAAACGATTCCAACAGCGAATTAAAATTCAGTGTAGAGTCTGGAATTTTTATTGTTAATACAAAACATGAAGGTTTTAAAAAATTTGTTTCTAGATACCGCGAATATTATGATAAAAAAATTACTCAAGATTTAAGAAGATTTTATGATGGAGAGGTTCTGGGTGCTGTTATTTTAGAATTCAAAAATAAATTTAAATTTAATGATCTTTGCGAACCATTCAAAAAAAAATACAAATCTCCGTTACCTTATACTGATTTAGGTAAATATATAATACATTTTAAATCAAAAAGTAAAAAAAATTTTATTAAAAAAAATAAATTGTTATGATTATTAAAAACAACTGGTGGTATGTTGATAAAATACAAAGTGAAGGTAGACACTTAGATAATTCCTATTCATGGGGAGATCCTATAATGAATTTAGAAATGATCAAAATAATTGAAGACTGGTATATTAAAAATAAAAAATCAAAAATACATGCTATAGATATAGGTGCTAACATTGGTTTAATGACTGCGTATTTTGGAAAAAATTGGAAAAAAGTTACAGCATTTGAACCTGGTCCTAATTCTTTTGATTGTTTAAAAAA